CGCGTTCATGGAAGTTGGTTGCTTGGCCCCGTACAGCGTGGCCAAGCTGGACAACTCGGTGTTCTGGCTGGGGGCTGACGCGCGGGGCAACGGCATCGTCTACCGCAACAACGGCTACAACGCCCAGCGTATCAGCACACACGCCGTCGAGTGGCAGATCCAGCAGTACGGCGTACTGAACGACGCGATTGGTTACTCGTACCAGCAGGACGGCCATTCGTACTACATGCTGACGTTCCCGACTGCCAATGCGACTTGGTGCTATGACGTCGCCACCAGCGCGTGGCATGAGCGTGCGGGCTGGGACGGTGTGCAGTTCGTGCGGCACCGCAGCAATTGCCAAGCCAACTTCAACGGCGAAGTCGTCGTTGGCGACTGGATGAACGGCTTGGTGTATGCGTTCGATCCTGAGGTCTACAGCGACAACAACGAGGTGCAGCGGTGGCTGCGGTCGTGGCGGGCGCTGCCGCCTGGCCAAAACAACCTGCGCCGCACGGCGCAGCACACGCTGCAACTTGACTGCGAGTCGGGCGTGGGGGTGCTGAACTCCGAGACGTTCCTGCTGTTGGCTGAAGACGGCGACTTCTTGCTGTTGGAAAACGGCGACTTCATCAGCGCCGTCAACACCTCAACCGTGCTGGGCGTCAACCCCGAGGTCATGCTGCGTTGGAGCGACGATGGTGGCCACACTTGGTCAAACGAGCATTGGGCCAGCATGGGCAAGATCGGCGAGTACGGCAAGCGCGTGTTCTGGCGCCGGCTGGGCATGACGCTCAAGCTGCGCGATCGCGTGTACGAGATCAGCGGCACCGATCCGGTCAAGATTGCCATCATGGGTGCTGAAGTGCTCATGAGCCCAACCCGCGCCTGATATGCAACTGGCCCCTCGCGTGCCGGCCTCCCGTGACCCGCTGGTAGATGCTGGGGCGCTGACAACCCGCGCCTGGTTTCGCTTCTTCCAACTTCTGGAGTCCTCGGTTGAGGACGCGGCGCTGCAGCAGTACACCGTTGTGCAGAACTCTACTGGGTCAACGATGCCCAAGGGCACGGTGGTGGGGTTTGCGGGCGTGGGGTCCAACAACGTACTGTCGGTCGCGCCGTACTTGGCTGATGGCAGTACGCCCACGCTGTTCATTCTTGGAGTGCTGGCCGAGCAGATACCTGACAGCGGATCGACGGGGCTGTGTTGCGTGTGGGGCGAGGTCAGCGGCATCGACACCAGCGCGTTCAACGTCGGCGACATTCTGTACGCCAGCCCAACGGTGGCCGGGGCGTTCACCAACGTCAAGCCTACCGCGCCGAACAACGTGATTCCGTTGGCCGCGGTGTTAATCAAGAGCGCCACGGCAGGCGTCATCTTTGTGCGGCCAACGATTGAGCAGGAGTCGTATTACGGCGAGTTCACCCGCACCACCAACCTGAGTGCCGCGGCGATCAACACGGCGTACCCAATTGCGCTGACCAACACTGAGGTGGCTGGCGGGGTGACTCTGACCGGCTCACCGACTGACCGGCTTCAAGTCCCGCAGTCGGGCCTATACCAGTTTTCGGCCCGGTTTCAGTTGTCGTCCACCAGCGCATCGTCAAAAAACGCGCGGTTCTGGTATCGGGTGAATGGTGCGACCAGCCTGGCCAACAGCACCGCTATCGTGTCGGTTGACGCCAACAATGGGTACGCCACAATATCGGTGTCCGAAGTCATATCATTGGCGGCGAATGATTACGTTCAATTGATGTGGGCGGTCAGCGACACGGCGCTCTCGCTGTCGGCAGTGGCGGCTACGGGCTACTCACCTAGCGCGGCGTCTGTCTGGGTGGCAGTCACTCAGGTTCAACAGTAAGAGGACACTATGGCGATCAGCCTCTCACAGTACGCGGGCGCAGGCGCTCAGTTCTTCGACAACAACGGCGTGCCGCTCAACGGTGGGCTGATCTACACCTACGACGCCGGCACGACCACACCCGCGACGACGTATACCAGTTCATCGGGCGCGACCAACAACACGAACCCCATTGAGCTTGACAGCGCAGGGCGCACCCCCGCGCAGATCTGGCTGACCGCAGGCGCGTCGTACAAGTTTGTGCTGCAGACGTCTACCGGCGTGCCGATCAAGACGGACGACAACATCTACGCTTCGTTTGAACTGACGAAAGAAGTAGGTGTGACGGTGGGCCAAGGCGGCAACCAGATCGCTACTAACGTCGCGGTGGGCAACACGGCGCTGGACTCCAACACGACCGGCACCAACAACACGGCGGTGGGCTACGACGCCATGACGGCGACCACTGACGGCATCCAGAACTCGGCGTTCGGCGCTGGGGCGCTGGACGCCAACACGGGCGGCGACTACAACACCGCGCTGGGCTACAACGCCCTGACGACCGCCACCACTGCCAACTACAACACGGGCGTGGGATACCGAGCGCTGAACGCGGTGGCCACCGGCAGCAACAACACGGCGCTTGGCAGCGACGCGCTGCTGCTGGCCACTGGCGGCAACAACACGGCTGTGGGCTACCAGGCCGGCAACAGCATTACGACCGGCAGCAACAACACGGTGATCGGCCACGACGCCGACGCGTCATCGGCCACCGTCAACAACGAGGTGACCATCGGCAACTCCAGCGTCACGTCGTTCCGCGTGCCTGGCCTGTCGCTCACGTTCAGCGTCAAGTATTTCAACCAAGGTACGTTCACCGTGGCTACACTGCCCACTGCGGCCACTGCTGGTGCTGGGGCACGGGCCTTTGTGACCGACGCCAACGCCACGACGTTCGCGTCGATTGTGGCTGCTGGCGGGGCGAACGGCGTTCCCGTGTACAGCGACGGCACCAATTGGCGCATTGGGTGAGGTAAATTATGGCGACCCAAAATAACTTGCTCGCGAAACCAATTGATTTTCGGTCTGTTGACTGGTCAACTGCCGTTCATGGTGTGCCAATTACTATTGGCGACACGATGTACATACCTCAGCGCGGGTATGTAATCGAGTCAGAAGCAAGTAGCGGCTACGAAGGACCCTTAGAGAAAATTCTAAGCCAAAAAGTTGGCGCTCGCCCCGGAGAAACGCGTCAAATACTTGACCCGACCGGCAAGGTATTGGGGTATGACGCAGTTGAAGACCCGTCTTCTAGTGGTTTTTTTGAGGATTTGTTTGACACCTCTTTTGGGTTAGCAAAAGAGATGGCGCCATTGGCAGCATTTGCTGTTGGTGCGAACGCCCTTGGCCCGATGATCGGCAACGCGTTGGCGGGCACCGGAACCGCTGCGGGCAGCGTCGGCTCGACCGTGGGCATCACCGGGGCTGAAGCAGCGGCGATGGGCGCGGGTGCTGCCCCCGAGGCGGCTGCGGCTGCGGCCAATGCTGCACCCAGCATCGGCGCGTCGGGCGCTACCGCCGCCACATCTGCAGCGGCGAACGCTGCTGCACGAGGAGCAACTGCTGTGGACCCGTACAGTTTCATCATCCCTGCGGCATCGTCGATAATTGGCGGTGTCATGTCTGCCAATGCGGCTGAGAACGCAGCAGAAGCCTCTGGTGCTGCGGCCACCCGTGCGGCTGAACTGCAGCGCGAGTCGGCAAGAGAAGCGTTGGCGCTGCAAGAGCGCATGTACAACGAGGCGGTTGCTCGTCAGCAGCCGTACTACCAAGCTGGCACCAACGCGCTGGCGCAGATGCAGGGCCGCACCAACGCGATGCCCCCGGCGTTCCAGTTCCGGCCTGACCAGTTGACGACTGATCCCGGCTACGGGTTTCGTTTTAGCGAGGGCCTGAAAGCGCTGGAGCGCAGCGCGGCGGCTCGCGGCGGTCTGCTCAGCGGCGGCACGGGCAAGGCGCTGACTCGTTACGGCCAAGAAGCGGCGTCGCAGGAATACGGCAACGCTTTCAACCGCGGGCTGACCGAGTACAACGCGCTGCGTGCCCGCGAGGGCGAGGAGTACAACCGGCTGGCTGGGCTGGCCGGCATCGGCGGCACGACCGCACAGCAGTTGACCGCAGCAGGCCAAGGTTACGGCACGCAAGCCAGCAACCTGCTGACCGGCACGGCGTCCAACATTGGCAACCTGATGATGAACCAAGGCAACACCGCGGCTAACGCGCTGCTAGCCAGCGGCAGCGCGTATCAGCGCAGCGCGGGCGACATTGCCAGCCTGTACGCTAGGATGTACGGGCCGCAACCGACGTATCTGATGCCTGGTGGCGGTGGTTAAGGAGTAGACATGGCCGTCAATTTTGGAATCCTTACGCAGACCCCAAGCATCGGGGCGCGGTACATGGAAGGGCTGCAGACGGCCCAAGCCGACGCCGAGCGCAACATGCTGCGTCAGGCGCAGGTCGAACAGATGGCGATGCAGCGCGAGAACATGCTCGCGCAACGGCAAGAGCGAAATCTTTTGGCGCAGCAACGCGGCGCGCAGGAAACTCGCGCTGCGCAAATAGCGGAAATTGAGCGCGAAATCAAGACGGTTGATCTGGCATCACGACTCTTGTACGGCGCAACGCCTGAAACGTACCCTGCTATCCGTGAGCGTTTGTCTGCGCTTAACCCGCAGTTTGGTGCGGGCTTGCCGCTTGAGTACAACGAATCGCAAGTCAAAGCGTTGGCGATGCAGGGCCGCAGCGTCAAGGAGCAGATAGAAGCCGCTTTGGGGCGTCAACAGTACATGAGCACGCCATACGGGCCGTTTGATATTGCGACCGGCGAATTCAAAATGCCGCAAACTTTGCCTGCGCGAGCGCCAACAGTGGGCGCCCCCGCACCAACGCCCGCCGCACCAAAGGCGCCCGTGGGCTATCGATTTACCGATAGCGGCAATCTGGAGCCTATTCCTGGCGGGCCAGCGACTCGCGGGCCCGCTGCTCGCGGCGGCGCAACTGCGGGCG